ATGATGATTAGAAAAACATTAATGAAGAAAAACGTTGATAAAATTCTTGAACTTCTTGAGGAAGAGGGTGAGATGTTTTTTGGACAACTTCAAAGAAAAACAGGCATAAATCCAAGTAATTTAACATTGCTTTTATCAGAGTTATTGCTTGAAGGATTAGTAAGTAAAACAGAAAAAAGCGATTATGAGGGTGGTAGAGTAAAATCATATTATTCAATCACTGAAAGAGGTAAAGAAGCGTTAAAAATCTTAAAGCTATTGAAAACATTTGAAAAGTTAAAAGATAACCAAGCACTTGAAATTCATTTCAAAGTCATAGATTTGGATTCACAAAATTCCATATCTGAGCATGGGTAATATAGAACTATATATCAATTCTGAGATGGACAAACATTTGCCTTATTTTGTTCAAAACTCAAAGAAAAATGGTTTATTTTTGGTTTAGAGTCTTATTTGTAAAAAAGCTTAAAATGTTCTCATCTCTGGACTTAAAAGGTCAATTTATTGAGATTATGCGGTTTAGTAACATTTAAACCGAGATACTTAGATAACGGTTTATATTCCCTAAACCAAGAAAATAAGAACAATTAAGTTTGAATACCTTAGAGATAAGCCCAAATTATACGATTTCATAATTTGGACTCTAAACCAAAAATAGGACATAAATTATTTAGAATTTTGTAAAATCTCAAAGAATTATATTTATCTCTAAATCCGACACATCTCGGGACACTATCCTACAAATATCAACAAACTTAAATATGGTGGCAGTATGGCACTATCACCTGAGGACCGTAACGACCTAAAAAGATTAGTAAGTAGATTAAAAAGATTGGATAAAAAACAGGTAAATTATTGGACATTGTCGGATGTAATTTCGTTTTGTGACATATTGCAACAGTTTGGTAAGATTATACATGACAGACAGATAGTCTCAGAAGTGCAGATATACGTTGATTGGCTTGAAAAGCGATATTACTATTTAAATGTAACGCCACATGAAATTCTATGCACTATTTCTTATAAAAAATTGGATGATGGAAAGTGCTGGATGAAACATAAGAGTGTAGGTCCTATATCTTTGATGATTATTGATGAAAATAATGATTGGAGAACTCCGTGGTTATGCTACCCTCCTAAAGATTATACTCCTGCACAAATTATGTCATTAATTGTTTATGTTTTTATAGAATATATAAATATGTTAATAGGTCAGCCGTCAAAGAACATTGAAGTCTTTTTCCATAGAGAAGGTAAATGATTTTTTAAACATTATCAATCTTTGATATTCTAAACTCATATAGTAATCGTTATATAGTTATACAATTATATTAAAAATCGAAATTGGTAAATTTATTGTTATTGTATTGTTGTTTATGTTGGGAAATTGTTGGTGATATTTATGAAAAAAATATGGATAAAGGTTGAGGGTAGGGATGTGAGGGGCCATAAAATAAAAGTGCTGACGTTGTCTCATATACTATCAAATTTTCAACGTTTGTTGTATGATTTAAAGCCAAGACGTTTGAAATCTGATTATGTTACGTTATATCTTGAAAATTTCGAGAGGGGTAGTGCGGTTTTTGGTGTTAATCCTTTAACTTGTCACTTGACAGATGGTGGTCCAGCCCATGATATAACATTAAGGTTTTTTAAGAAAATAAGTAATGTCAATTCAAAGGACGAGTTGAAAGAAATTTTGTCTAAGTTTCCAGAGTATAAAGCTATTAATATTTTAAAAAGATTGGAAAAAATTTGGTCAGATGATGATAATCATATAAGTATTGGAGTTGGTGAAAATCCAACCGATGCAGAATATATTTATTTAAATCCTAAAAAAAGAAGGTATATCAAAGATACTTATGTTGAATACCTTAAAAAGTATCAAACTGAAGTATATGGGACTTTAACAAGGGTAGAGTTGGATAGAGAACCAAATACTTTCGGATTATATACAATGGATGGAAAAATTATAAAAGGTGAATTTGACCCAAGAGAGAATCCTGACTTAAAAGAAAAGATTAAAAAATTACTTGAAGAACCTGTTAAGGTTATAGGAGTATTGAATGAAAACAAGAAAAAATTTGAAATAATACTGGATTTCCAACCACTCAAAGAAATTGAATTATATGAGATAGGACAATATAAACTTAAAGAACCGTTAAAATTCAAGGTTATTTATGATGATAAAGTTTGGTATCTGGATAATAGGGAGTTAAATCTTGTAGGGTGTGGGAATACATTAGAGGATGCTATTAAAGATTTGGAAGAGGAGTTTGATTTCATGATTGAGGAGTATCTTTATGAAGGTGATGAAAATCTTCATGAGTCTGCTCTTAGGTTAAAAAAGAAACTTAAAGAAATTTTAGGGGAGGGAGACCTTGGTTAAGTCAAGGAGATATAGGGGAAATGATATAATAAACTCCCTGACTAATAAAGGTTTTGAACGAAAGAATTCTCATCACATCAAATTAATTTTAAAAATTGATGGGAAAAAGACACCGATTCGCACCAAAATAAGTCATAGTGATAGGACTACTGAAATATCAGATAACATTATTAAAAAAATTGCAAGACAGTTAAGTTTTGTTAATAGTGATAATAAGATTGATTGGGATTCTTTTGGTAGATTTATTGAATGTTCTATGAGTTATGAAGAGTATGTTGGGTATTTAAAAGATAGGGGAGTTATATAAATCTTATCCAACTGAAACTTAAACATGTTATTTTAAAATGCTATGATTTGACTGTAAAATAAGCCCTTTCAACTTCTCTTTTTTCTGGTCCTATAAAATAGGAGATTGTGTAATTACATTCAAATATACAAATTAATATGTTAATAAAAAAGACGTGCTTAGCATGTCATTGTTGCTATGCCTTCTGCTAAGTTCATCTCGTTTAAGCCCTTAGCAATAATTGATTTTTCCACTTCTTTATTTCTTTTCAATACTGTAATTTTCATTTCTATTTTTACAACGTCTTTTGTAATTTCTATTATGCTATTAAAGCTTACGATATTTTTTAGGTCATATTTTGGGATTTTGAATTTTTTTGAGGCATCTAATATCTCAATTCCCTTAGGACTTCCATCTTCGCTGAAGTCAATTATAATATCCCCTAAGTCTAATGAACCTTTATATTCTTTCCCTTTTGTGTAGATATATAAGCTGTCGTTTCTCATGTCATAATCTAAGTTTGTTGCTTTATATTCTTTCATCTTTCCTCTCCCTTTTCTTTTTCTCTTGTGGGTAAGTGGTTACTAAGTTTATCTCTATAGGATTGGTATTCCAAACACTAATAACAATGATTAGGTCATATTTTTCATCGAGTTCATAATATAATCGGAATTTGTTCCCGCTCTGCTTTAAGATTCCTACAGGTTTTTGAGTTAATAGCATATTTTTTATTTTAGATATATTGGGAAGTTTATCTTTTCTACTTTCACATCTTTCTATAAAATGGTTTGTTATAGTTATATTTTCTTCTTCTATTTCTGATAATATTTCAATAACCTCATCAATATCCATGTTGCCCCTTCTTACCACCTGTAGTTTTGATGGTTTGTATGGTTATTATCCTACTATAGTAAAACCATAGTTTTACTATAGTATTGTTGTGATATGTTGTATTAAAAAGTTTCCATTAATACCTCAATTATGTGGTGTTCATATCCACTTTATATAGTGAGTATTACTAACTAAACGAGGGCATATTTAAATGATTTTATAAATGCTATGATTTGACTGTAAAATAACCTTTCTCTTTTTTGGTGTGTTGTCTGCTGGTCCTATGAGATGTCAATGTAAAAGAGTGATTAATCAAAAAGCTTATATATTTTTTAATGTTAAAATTATAAAGTTAAAGTATTTTTAGTAGGTGGTGTGTTTGAGTTTTACTAACAGGTGGGTGTGTGCTGTAGATTCTTCTATAGTTATAGACCCTGAAGAAATCTTAGGTAAAAATAAAGTCTTGGACACAATAGATGGTAAAGAGTATCAATTATATAAAGTTATTGTATTTGACCCTCCAGTAGTATCTGCATCTAACGATATTGAATATGTGGGGGGCAGATTATATTATCAGATAGAGTTCCCAATTATAGATTATGAAATAGAACAGATTGGAAATCATGAGATACAAATTAAGGAGAGTAGTAGAATTATTAGAAGGACATTTACAATTGATTTTTGGATGTCGTTATATTTAGACCAAAATTACATCTTATTTAAAAACTCACGTATAGAGGGAGATGGTTTAGCAGAATTATCCTATATGTTGTTTAAAAGGAAGAATGGCATTAAGCCAGTTACTTTTTTAGTTGAAAAACTTGAGGAAGATTTAAGAAATGGAGTTATTGGAGCAGGTATGTGGGGGCTTAGTTTCAAAGGTAGGACCGGAAGCGTCCATAGTGGAACGATGTATGGGGAGGATATAGATATAGACGATGAGTTATATTCTGAGGTTAGTAACACCAAGAAGGGATTTTTAGGATTAAAAATAGATATGGATAATGAGATAATAAAGGTTAGAGTAACTAAAAAAGGAACGATTACCCTATATAAAAAGTATGATTCAGATATGGAAGCCAATCAAAGAGTATTAGAAGTCATTGAGAACTACTTAGAAGATTATATGACATTTTAGAGTATGGGTATTTTCAATAGGTAATTTTTAATTGCATCTCTCAAATAATTTATAGTTTTTGACCATATTACTACTTTTGTGTCTTTAATAGTAACTGAGAAATCTGATTCTCTGATTTTAATTGGGTGGATTTCTGATTGTATTACATTTTCAGATACTTTCAGTTTTAAGCGGTATTCTTCATGAAATGGTTTATGAAGTCCATAATATTCTTCTATTTTTGAGTATATTTTATCGATGACATTTAAAAGCTTTTCATAGTTTTTAGTTTTCCTATAGGTGAATACTAAAGTCCCAAATAAGTTTATGCTGATTGCGGTCCCTATATGACATTCTCTACCTAAATCACTTGGTAGAATGTCACCATATTCTTTGATATATTGGTCTTGCATGAGTTTTGAATATTTTTTTAAATCTTCATAATCTAATGATAGGTCTAATTCTATATTTGGGAGAATACTGATTTCAACGGGAATGTTGAATTCTTTTGGAATTATGAGTATGTAATTAACTCCCATTCTTCCAGAATCTTTGTTTATTCCTCCAAACTCTTTGGTGAATATATCTACTACGATTTTTCTAATGTTTGTTAAATCTTTTTGTGTAGGGTTAATTTTTTCAAGGTATTTTTTATTACTTTTAAATTCAATATGGATTTCTTTGTTGATTGCCCACCAGATAACTCTTTTAATAGCTACACTACGGGCTAACAATTTTTTAAATTTTAAGATATATTCTCCAAATTGAATTACTCCAGCAACTGTTGCAAAATATCCTAAAATACCCATTACTCCTAAACCTAATGCTACTAAAATATATAAGATATCCATAACGAGTTCCCTCAGATAAAAACAGAGATTGCTGTTTTTAAATGTCTTTATGGGTTTAACTTCTATATAAATATGTTGCTTTTGAGTCCAATAGAAAAAATTTAATAATGTCATTATTTGTTATTAACTTTTATAATATCTGCCATTAACAAATTTAGGAGAAGGTTTCCAAAATATATAAAATCAACTTTCAATATAAGATTATAGTAGCAAAAAAGAGGTTGATGTTTATGGATAATCAAACTATAGTTACACTTATGGGTTTGGCTTCTTTGGGATTGATTGTTTTATTATCATTGGGGTTGTATGTGTGGTATTTCAAATTAGGAGGTAAAAAAGCATTAGAAACTAATTAAAGCTTTTTATAGATGTCATACAATATTGCACATAATAGCCAGATTGTTATTAGTATTGCAATGGCATCTCCAATAAATAGCACAACTCCCATGTGCAAGGTCATCATTCCAGATGCAGTATTTAGGATGACATACAACATAAATAAAAATTCGTATCCTACAAAAACTATTCCAGCATTAGCTATTTTGTCAAATAAAAGCTTCCGTTTTTCATCCATAATCATCCCAGGTTTATTTTATAATTTTTATGATGATTGTTTTGCTATTTTTTGATTATGGTTATTAACTTTTTTAATATCATCAATTAACAAATTTAGAGAGAAAGGTTTTTATATTTATATTACAATTTTATAATTGTAAGCTTACAACTATTAAATTGTAAGTATTAAATGACCACCTGAGGATAACCAGCTTTATCTGCTGGGACCCCTTGGGTGGGATGTAAGCCCCGAAACACTAAACCCCTCCCCCACATCTAATAATTTTTTTTAAAAAAGACGGGGCGGGATGAAGCCCCATTATTTATTGTTTATAAAAAGAGGTGGAGGGTTGATTATGAAGTTTTTGGTTGTTAAAAAGGGCAGTGAAACTAAGAGGATTAATGTTAATGAGATTAAGGAGATTTCGAGTTTTGGAAATCTTATTATAATCAAATACAGTGGTGGAGAGGTTAAAATAAAGGCTAAAGGAGATGCTGAAGAGGTTGCGGATTGGATTGTTAAGATGATTGCTGATTTTCCTAATAAGATTATTGATTTGAGGGCTGGTTTTGTAAGTAGAATTAAAGAAAAGCATGAGGTGAGAGTATGATTCCTAAGGCAACTTTGAAGAGGGTTATGAAAAATATTGCTGATAATTATCCTGAGAGTGGTTATGATTTTAGGATTTCTAATGATGCTGTTGAGGAACTTAACAACCACTTGCAAAAGATTTTGGTTGAGATTTTAGTTAAAGCAAGAATGAATGCACAAAAATCAGGAAGGAAAACCATAAAGAAGGAGGATATAATCGAAGCTATAGAAGATAATGGGTATTTAGCTGCGTTGATTGAGGAGATTTATGGAGTATCAGTTGCAGAGATAACTGCCTAAGCACTTTTTGTTTTTCTAATTTTCTACTCTTAAATATTTTGCCTTAATAAATCCTTAGGTGGGAATATGCAAATATTGGCATTTAGTAAGCAAGAAAATGGCAGGATTAAGCAGACTTATGTTATTGAGAATAACGGTAGAAAGTCGTTTTTTGGAGTGATAAAGGGGAGAGGGGATAAGCGAGGGAGGGATTATGGCTTCAAAAGGTAGGATTTATTTTATCGTTTTAAAAGCTGGGAGGGCTGTTTCTTATGGCTGTGCTAAAAGCCGTAAAGAATTCTTAGAAAGGAAGGAGGCTATTGAAGCTTTGGCTAATGATATTAAAGTTCAAAAAGTTGGTGTGAAGATGTTTAAGAAGGTTAGAAAGCAGGTGTTGGAATCAGATGGAAGAAAAGTGTTGATGAAAAGATTGAAAGTTAATCGGAGGGATTTGAATGGCTACAGATGTAGAAGTTAATTACCTAAGAGCGGCAGTTATTCACAAGAAGGTTTATGGTGCGGAGATTAATCCCAACGAAATTAGAAAGCAAGTGATGGATAGGGTTAAAGCAAGTAAGGGGTTGTTGGATGAAAAGGGGGCTTTTGTGATGTGGTTGAAGGAGTTGAAACTTTTAGATGATTATAAGAAGGTGAGAACTGTGAATGGGCAGAATGGCGTTACCATGGAAAAGAAAGAGGTAAAGAATGGAATAAAAGTTGATTTTAGCATCTTAGAGGCAAACTTAGAGGACCCTGATATAATTGAATTGTTTGGAGATACTGGAAGTTTGAAAACGTTTATAGCTTTTAACTGGGCTTTAGAAAAGGCAAAGGCTGGAAATAAAGTCATGTATATTGACACTGAAAGAAATATGACCAAAAAGCAGAGGGAGTTATTGAAATCTTCTGGATGTGATTACAGGTGCATAATTAACTTTGATAAGCTTGTTGAATTCATAACTGAAAAGCTTCCAGAAGGATATAATTATTTGGTTTTGGATTCTGTAGGGCTTCCAGCTCTTGGAAAGTTTGCAGTTGCAAATATGAGGGGTAAAGGTAATGTGTTGTTGAATGTTCAAGCTATTTTATACGCTTTAAAGGATTATTGTGTGGAAAATGACTGCTATGCTTTGGTTACCAATCAACCAACTTCTGAGATGAATAAAACGGAATATTTCCAATATGGTGGAAAAAAGTTTATAGTTACTGACCCGTTTGGTGATAAAGGTAGTTTTTTCGTGAAGGAGATTTATAGGACTATTATAATGGAGCAGAAGCCAAATAAAACAGTTGTTGATGTGATTGCATGGAGGAGTAGAGTTGTTGGAAAGTTATCAAGGATTTGTAGGGTTGTAAGGGAGGGGGATGAGATTTCAATAACTAAATAATTCTTTTTTTTAAAACTTAAAACTTTTTTGGTGGTGTTTATGTCAATAAAGCATAAATGTAGAACTGAGAGAATAGAGTTGATTATTAAAATAAATCATTTGAAAAGAGAGAATAAACAGTTGAGGAATAAAATAGCAGATTATAAGAGGACTTTAAACTTAATTAGGGGTAAGGGCTGTAAATTAACAGAAGAGTTATTAAAGATTGAGATTGAGAACTGTTTAAAAATACTAAAATTTAATGAAGAGACAATCAAAGAGTTAAAAGAGCGTTTAAAATAATTTCCAAATCAATAACTTTAATATACTTTGAGTCAATAATAGGAATTAATGATTACGTGGTGGTGTTATGGCTATTGCCTATGCTAAATTATATGAGTTGATTCTTAAAAAGGTTAAGGATGAGAAGGAGGCACGGGAGTTTTATGATGTAATAATTGAATTAATGAAAGAAGGAAAGATAGAAGTTAAGAATGAGTTAAAGGATGAGTTAAGAGGAGAGTTAGCTACGAAGGAGGATGTTAAATATTTAGAGGGAAAGATTGACATGGTTAAAAAAGAGTTGGAATATAAGCTTATTATTCACACTTTGATTATCCTATTTGCTATAATTATAACTAATCCTAACGCCATCGAGTTGATAAAGTTGTTATTTGGATTTAAATGATTTTTTATTTTTTATTTCCAATTTACATTTATTAATTTGGATTTATTTAATTAGTGATAGATAATCTTTCAACAATTTTAATTGGTCGTTTCTTATTTGAATTTGAATGTTCGAGTTTTCTAAACTGAATCTTACAGAATATACAGGCATTGAAATTAGTTGCCCATTATAATTTACAGTAATTGATGAATTGATTTTGGGAATCTCTTTTGATAATATTGTGAAGGTTTCTATTTTTCTTGGTTTTCCCATTTCTCTTACTATTGCCTTAGCAAGTTCTTTCTTTTCCTCATCTGTGTAAGTTGGTAGATTCAATTCCATTGGACTGTCATAAATCCTATAACAGTATGAATATTGCCACCTATCTCTTTCTTTGTTTAGTTGTTCTACTATGGAGAATTCAACAATTGGATTTACAAATATTCCAGAAACTTTTTCATATTTCTGTTTTAGATAGGTTACACCGTTTTCATAATGGTCGATGCCGTTAAAATTCCATAATCCAATCTTTTCTATTTTGTCGCTATTTATTATTATGTTTTCAGCTTCAATGTTATATTTGTTGTAGTAACCGTTTTCATTGCACCATTGTTTATCAATATAAACCGATATTCCATAATCTTGGATATTCAGTGCATTATCGGCAGTGTTTAGTATTTTCATTTGATAGACGCCAGTATCTACTTTCTCTACGTTGTATTGCCAATTGGTTTTGATTTTATCAACTGGAACATCAATGTAGTTCCCCTGTTCATCTTTTATTTTGATTTTGACAATTATTTCAGAGTGTTTATTTTCATCATAATCTGCACTTGTTGGATGAGGGAATTTGTTTGTTTCATTACCTTCTAAATCATAGGTCTTGGCATTTATGTTTATAGCGTGGCAGTATTGTCGCCTTTCAACAATGACAGTCTTTCTATCTGCAACATATCCATCACCATATAGCTCGAATACCACGTGCTTCACAGTATTTTCTGGTAAATTGAACGTTATCGTAATCTCTTCTTTCGCAACACCGTCATACAAAATAACATCATCATAATAAACTCTAAGGAGTGAATATTTGATATTGTAAAGCTTTGGATTATAATCTCTCGTAAAATAACTAATTGTGTAAGTAACTGTTTTTGATGCTTCGCTGTTTCTATAACAAACACAGGCAGGTGTTATCGAATCAAATGATTCAGCAAAAACGTCTTTCTTTGGCAGTTGAGAACATACATCACTTGTAGCAACAACAGGTTCAAGGTCAAACTCTTTAGTAGAACCATCAACGTAATGTAAGACGATTTTATGTTCTATTTCTGCCTTGACATCATCACACTGTAGCCAATCATAGTCATAAACTGAATATGTGAAGTTTTTGAATGTGAATGTAAATGTGTCTCCATTTTTTGTCCAGTTTAATACCCACCTTCCCCAGGCATTGACGGTAGTATCTGTTATTCCTTCACTTGCTGGCAATATTGGAACAAACAACCCTCCATCCGTTATTATTTGCCGTTTGGAATACTGTTTAGAACCACCATTGCATTTGAAATTGGCTTGGTATTCAATTTCAATCGGTATGGCAACATCGTCCACTCTAATATAGAAATGTGGAACAAGCGGTAGTATAAAACTTGTCAACCCTCCTACATAGTAAACTATTCCAAATATATCTACCAGTAGACCGTAATTGGAGATGGTATAAACTTCTGCAATATATATTGGGTCTATTTCAAGTTCAAAGTCATCAAAATGTACTCTTACATACCGTTTTTCATTCCCAGCCGTAACTTCAAAAATAACCTCACCGCTTAATGTTACACCATCAATTAAAACTGCCATATCTTCATCATCAGGTTTTTTAGGCAAATTTGTTATAAAAGAACTTTTATAGTTATCTGGGTTGAAATAGTCAAGAAATTCAATCCAACAGTTTTTGTTCGAATTATCCCTATGTATGTTTATTTCGAATGATTCAGTATGGAAGTGATAGACGATTTCAATCTCATCAGTTATGTGTACAGGTGGTAATTCAACCCTTAATACTCCCGAAGACTTTACAGTTTCAACAATATTGAATTGTGCAGATATATCGAATCCAACAGTTCTGACGGTAATATATTCTTTTTTGTCAGGAGCGTTAATATCCCCTCGTATTATTGCTGCTATCGATCTATTACCCCTATAATCTTCTAGAATGTACGTTGAGGTTACAGGAACTTCAGAATAATAGCGAAGAGGTCCGCTATCTGGTGATTGACAAATTGCACTATCGACAATCAACCAACCTTTTGGTGGCGGTGTAATTTGACCAATTTGAACTTCATTAGATGTGTAACAAACAGCATCAAATATTCTTTTTTCCCAATTATAATTTGAAACATAACCAGTAGCATTTAGTTGAACCATACTCTTCACCATATAACTTGGTTTATAATTTCTGTGTCCCATTCAAATTCGTAACCTACACATTTTGCCAATGGGTAGAACTTATCATCATCTATTTTGTCAGTGAAAATTAGTTTGTTTTGGTCATAATCGACATAAAACCTCGTATTGTAGTTTTTTGTGTATAAAATACATTTCTTCAATGCATCAAAATACTTACCTTCTTCAATGTAAATAAGTGGATTTGTTGAAAATTGATAATCTAACTCCAAATCACATAAATCACAACATTCTTGTAAAAACAGTTGTAAAAAGGTTGTCTTCGCATCTGTTTTTTGCTGAGATAATATCCACAATGGAGAGTTTATTGTGTATTCATACTGTTGTTGTCCAAATGCTTGAGATAATCTTGCATCTATACAATATCCTCTAAAAATTGTCTTATCATTCCAGATAACCTCTACACTATCGAAAGGTTGGATTTGTAAATCCTTTAATGAAGTTATATTACACTGGTCAATGGCATTAATTGAATACTCTATATTTAAGGAAACTGATTTATCAACTATTATTGTCTTCATAAAATCACCAGTTCAATATCGGCATAGTAATGTCCAGTAGTTATTCTTGTCAAGCTTATGGAAGTGATTAACGCCTGTTTCCAATCATCAATTTCATCGAAATATACTTCACATACTGGATTACTTGCTAACTGTTGAAGAAACTGCATTTTTGGGATAGTATCAACATAAAGTGTGAAATTCCACGTTTTTTGCTCTTTTCCTAAAATTTCATAGACCGGTGTTCCATCAACTGCGGGCTGATATGCTAAGTTTGGTTGTGGCTGATACTGTCTGCTTTCAACTAAAAAGCTATATTCTGTTTCATTTTGTCTAATTTGGAAACAACTACTTCTATTTGCCATAATTTGATTATACAAACTAACAATTAAGTTTTCATCAAGAGTGATAGCATATTCTTGTGATTTTCCATTAGTTAGTGTAGTTGTTACTTTGATAATTCCATTTTCAATTGTATGATTTGTTTTACTAAAATCAACACTATTTACACCTTCGTTATAAGCTTCATTGTAATAATCGGTTAAATCTAATGTTTTTAAATCTTCTGTTCCATCAGAATAAACGATTTTTGAATAAACAGTGTTTCCTTCCCTCCAAACTTTGTGTTCTATAACTGTTACACTTGGCGTTGGCGTAGTTGTCTGTTGAGTTGTTGTTATTGTTGTATTAGTAAGTGCATTTGACGCGTTCATCAATGTTGGTGTTGTGATGTTTGAATCTGAATTTGATTGTTTTGCTGATAATATAGTGTTGTAAAGCATATTAGCCATATTTGACAATATTGGTGTTGTTACATTTGTAGCTGAATTTGATTGTTTTGTTGCTATTGTATTGTAAAGTGTATCAGCCGCATTTGATAATATTGGAGTCGCAGTGCTTGTGTTTGTTGTTGGTGTCTGGCTTGTTTGCACTGTATTATATAACACATTTGATGTGTTTGACAAAATAGGTTGTGTGGAACTATTGGTTTGCCCACTGTTAGTGTTACCGTCACTGTAATCACTGTTTGACAAAAAAGAATTGGTGTTAGAGAGGATTGGGGACATAATATCACCACTTTTACATTACCCCAATGTGTATGGATTCACTGTCCATAAGTTGGCTTTATCGACAGTTATTGTTTCCGATGTTCCATTAAAGTATTGTATCGTTATTTCATCTGTTCCGTTAGTATCACTATAATTAATGAGGTATATTCTCCCCTTTGGTTCAACGCTACCACTTTGACTTTTTACGTCAACAATTGGTTTGGTGTCGTCGATTCCAATACAGACCACATAAGCAATCCAATGTTTGGATTCGTCAATTGTATTGTTTTCTGAGGGTTCTGCAATCACTTGACGGTTACCTTGTGGTAATTCATCGTAATCGTATGTTATTTTACTAATTGGAATTCCATAAATTTCATTACCATTTTCATCTACGGCTACAATATCAACTATAACTGGGTAATAATTCGGAGGTAAGTTAAATCTTATTGTGTTATCGACAATTGTAAGTGCTTTATCTGATTCAGTTGCCTGTGAATCAAATTCACAATAAACAAACGTCCCTTTTCCAAGTAATACCAATTGATTTATTTTTGCTACAAGTGATTGTGACTGTTCAGGTCCTGCTGGCATAAATATCACCTTTATCTGAATTGTTGTCTTTTTAGAATTAAAGCAATTTTTTGAGCTAATTGATGCTCATTAAAGCTATTTCCAACTACATTTATGTGTATATCTCCATAAGAGTAAGATGTGCTGTGTGTCATTCCTACTTGTTGAATTTTCCAATTTTTAGGATTTGCGGAGCTCATCAGTTGAGCAGTATAATCAATAGTTTTCTTTAAGTTAGGAATTTCTTTTCTAATTCCACCAATAATGTTTTCCATAAAGTGGATTCCCCATTTATCATCGTCTTTTAATGGGCCTGTTTCAGGTGTGGTATGGTGTAGGTAGTTCGATATAATACTCGCAGCTTGACTTACAGCATTCCTCAACTCTGAAAACTTCCTTTTTATTCCATCAATTATATTTTGAATCAAATCACTACCCCAGTTCTTAGCTTCTTCTATTTTTTGAGACCACCATATATTCAATTCATACCACCACCTATTAAATGTTTGTTTAATATTATCAACAAAGCCATTAAATGCGTCTAATATTTGCTGAGGTAATTGTTGCCATTGCTGGGCTAAGTTTTCAGCTGCTTGTCTGGCTTCATCCTCTTTCATTCCAAGTGTTTCAAACGCTTCTTGCAGTGTGTTAGTTACAACACTCCAATCACCAGTGATAAATGAATAAATGCTTTCAAATGCTGCTAAGAGTGTTAGAATCCCAGCTCTTGCAGCTGCTAATGGACTGTCTCCATCTAAGTCAAACAATCCTAAGAAATCACCAACAGCTAATGTAACAGCTGCTAACATCTCTCCCAAAGCAACTGGCCATGCGGCTAATTCAATAAGCCCTATTTTTAAATGCTCTATAGCTCCTTGTATATCTCCTTTTAATAGTTGTTTTAATGGCTCAATAACTACTGATAAAACTCCAAAAGCTCTTCCAGCAAACCTAACAGCTTCACCTAAACCCCTAAATGCATTAGATAATCCAGAGATGTTTGGCAGGTTAATTTTTGGTATGTTGATTTCTGGAATTTTAGGTAGTTTTAAATCTACTGGCAGTTTAATCTTAGGCATGTGGAGTTTTGGAATTTTTGGGATTTCTAAATCAACAGGTAATTTGATTTTTGAGAGTTCTGGAAGTTTTAAATTATCCAAACTAATTTTACCAAATATGGATTTAATTTTACCAAAAGCATCTTTTAACGCAGAACCAATTGCTGCACCAATTGCTATTTCAAGTATTTTTCCAAGACCTCCAAGAGTTACTCCAAGCTCTGCTCCATATTGTAAAAACCCATGACCTGCTAACCACCCTTCAATATCCTGCTTAATCGTTTCTAAAATTCCCCTTTGGTCTTTATTTATGCTTATTAACCTATCAAGTTCGTTGGTATTGTCTGGCAAGCCCTTATCTAAATCTACCCTCTGTAAATAATCATGAATTTTAACTATTTGTTCATAAGTTAAGCCATATTTTTTTGCCAACTCTGCCAATGTTTTATCATCTTTTGTTTTTTGAATCTCTTTTAGTGCAGTTTTTACATCAAATCCCATCTGTCTTGCATTTAACGCTAATGCATTTATGGCATCTGCTAACTGCCCTACATCTTGAGCCCCTGCTGCTTGTGCCTGAATCAATATTGATGCAAACGTTTCTGGGTCTAAGGTATCTCCCATTGTTATGCTGAATTCTCTAATTGCTTCTGCGACTTCTGTATGCCCTTGCTTCATTTCTAAAACTTCAGCATTCACCATTTTCATTATTTCTTCATTTGACTTCCCTAAAGCAGCGAGTGCGGTTATCATCCTTCTAATGTCATCTGCTCCTGACTCACTACCTCCCCTTTCAGCCATTGCCATTGCTGCCAATATTTGAGCCGCATATTTATCATTTGATGCTGCTAACTTCAAAACTGCCTCATTTGCATATCCTAATCCATCTTTAATTTCATCCAAAGAATAGCCGTTATATAAGCCAAGTTGTATTAACCTCTCTGCTTGGTCTTTAGTCAAACCCCTTTCTCTTAAAATTGTTATTAGTTCGTTGTATTTTTCAGCGTCGGAAATCCCCATGTATGCAGTTCCTACACTTGCCACATCTGCAATGGCATCTATGTGATATTTTTCAGACCATTCCTTCTTTAGTTTATCCCATTCTGTTCTATCCACTTCAACCTTTGCCCTAATTGTTTGTTTTTCAGATAATTCACTTTTTATTTTATTGATTTGTTTTAATATATAGTCTGTATTTGTTTTAATATCGATTTTTGTGTTTTTCAATTGTTCTAATTCACTTTTTAGTTTTGATAAATCATAATCAAAGTTTATGTTCATTTTAGATGCTTCTGCCTCTATCTCTTCCAACTCCCTAATAATCATGTTTATATTACTCTTAAATTCAACTTCTGATTTGACATTTTTTAACTCATCCAATTGCTTAATTATTGCGTTGATATTACCTTCTATCTCTAATTTTGATTTTATTTTTTCTAATGATTTTAGATTTTTCCTTACATCTTTATCATCCAATTTCAATTCCAAAGTTCCTTCAACTTTTAACTTTTTCATACAATCCACGCATTAACTGCTTTCCTAAGAATACAACAATAACTGGGACAATTAAACCCAATAATAATGAATCTGTATATGTCCAAATCACTGCTGAAAGGCACGTGCTTGCAAACAATCCATAAGGGTCTGGAAACTGCCCATTCCATTCTAAATATAGATATTCCCCTTCTTTAACAAATCTTAAACCATATATTATGGACAAAATTAAATCCCATACAAATACTACAAAAAATGCTAAAACTAAACTAACCAATGCATTATGAATAACTTCCATAATTAAGCCAAAAAATATTAATCCATAATACGTCCCACTTATGAACAACATACCGAATGGTGTGAGCCATCTCATAGAATCCCCCCATATTTTAGCTTATCCCTCAATTCTCTAATTGCAAATCCTAATATAATGTTGTAATCCATCCTATTTAGCTTTATCGCTTCACTTGGGGGGATTCTTAGGAATTTGCAGACTAAATAAAGTTCTGTTGCATCATCACTTAACGCCCACTCTATTGCGAAAGGATTTATCCTGGTTTAACTTCTTATAAGCCTCAAAGTAATTCTTGATAAGTTCTGCAATAACAATCGAAGGTAATTCCTCAACTTTCTCTTTTGGAATGCCATATAAAATTGGGATGTATTTTAATGCAAAGTTCAAAGGGTCTAATTTATTCGCATCTTCAATCATTTCCTTTTCTACTGAGAGTGGTGGAATTATTGCCGTTAATTTTTCTCCAAATATCTCAATTTCTAATTGAGGTAAATTAGACCTAATTTTTTCTAATGCTTCGAGATTCTTTTGTTCTGATTCCTTAAACTTCTCATCTAACTGTTTTAAGAATTCTAAGTGATTGTTCATCTAATCACCTTATTTTAAGTCAATAACTCTGTATGCCTGAGCTGTCAAGTCAAAACTCTTCGTAGCTCCAGAAATATCAATATCCAAGCTATTTGGCATAGCTCCATAGATTAAGATGATTCTTTTAGGAGCTTCCTTTCCATGAGCTAATGTGGCCTCTTTTGAATAAGCTAAGACGGCAATGTTCCCACTCTTTGAAGCTCCGTTTTTATACCTAACATAACTGCTCCCTTCTTCAATCTCTCCAGTAAAATAGGATGTTAAGTTGATATCTCCAACTGTAAGCAAGTCCTTAAAACTAAATGATATCTTAGCCCCTTTTTCAATTTGAATAGTTGAATAAGAACAATCAACACTTACCTCCTCCTTGTCTTTATCCTCTTTCAAACTCAATTCAGAAGCTCCTCCGAGTGGTAAATCCAAATACAAATACTCAACTTCAATAACTGCACCATTTGCTGGAGCTGTGTTAAACTTAATACTTTTTAGAATACCATTCTCATGCACAGCAGTGTAATCAGTCCCCTCAACCTTTGGAACTCCATCAACTTTTACAACCTCAGAACCCAATACAGCGTTATCCTTTGTTAATGAAAATTCCTTTGTCGCCCCATCTCCTGTAAATGTATCAATTTGAGATTTAGCTCCAAAAATTGCCAACTTTCCAGAACCTAAAATATTACTTTGGTCTGGAATACTAATTGGAAGCACCATTATCTCACGCTCCTAAACTCTAACTTAGTATAATCTGCCTCAAAGTCAATCCTTTCCAAATAAGAGTTATACGTTGTCATAACTGCTTCAATTTTCTCAACCATGTTAGAATTTGGTGGTTTATCAAAAGTAAATGTTGCATCTACATAAGCTACTCTATTTTCAATCTCAATAGAAAAATCTGCCTCACAATGGAAATCTTGAATTTTGGATAAAGGAGATTTAACTTTAACACCAGATTCTTTTAGCTTATTGATGATTTCCTCAACTAACGCCTTTGCATTAGTGTAGTTAGTCAAAGAACACCGCCCCCTCTTCTTCATTTAATTCCTTCTGTTTTGCTTCCTCAATAGCAATTTGATACATTCTATAAAAGTGATTAGCCATAACTGAAACGTTTTCGTCAGTTTTCATATCCCTTGATTCAGTGTAATAATAGCAAGCCAATATAGCAATAATGTCAGCATCTTCAACTTGGGATGTTTTTATTGCTAAGTTTGCAGATGCCTCTGCTTGTTCATGATTGGCAAAGTCCTCATCAGCACTCATTCCTAAGAGTGGCTTCATCTTAGCTAAAACTTCCGAAACATCAACCATAATCATCCCTTAAATTCCACTCAATACAATTACCGCTTCTTTTAAATCAACACTTGGACAGATTGCTTCAGTAGCCCAAATAATTGCAGTGTTTAAATCCTCTTTTTTATCCACTTTCAAATCCTCAGCCACATTGAAAGACACAACTGTAGGGTCTGCAGGAACTAATATTGCCTTATCCTTAACTAAATTTGTGATAAATACATTTGTAATAGTCCCTTTTAGTAGATTTTCAGGAGATAATCCATAATCATTTGGTGTTTTAAAGTAAGTCGCCTTTGAAGTTGGTAAAACCATGTTTATTGGTGCGTTAGTGTATTGTTGTATTTGAATAACAGCATTTTGAATATCTTTAACAATATCTTTCGGCGTAGCAGCATCCCAAGATTTTGATGCACTTTCAACTGTTGAATTAGTTAGCAATTCATTAATTCCGTAATAGTTTTCAGATTTTGTGATAATTTTAGCAAGCATTAAACTTAATTTTGTAAAATTGTCAGGAGTTAATAATCTTCTCGGTCTTGTTAATTTTGCGGCTAAATCAAATATTCTCTTAGATGTTGATGAAGTTTTATAAGGGATTTCAATAACTTCCATACTTGTTTCTGACAAAATTGACTCATCCAATTCAATAGTTTCAACCGTATAAACTTCCTTGTCTTTATCTATCTTCTGTTTTGGCATGATTTTCCTAATGAAATTCTGAGAATCATGTATTTGCTTAAATGCTTTCTTTACAATCTCTGCCTCTCTTGCAGTTAAAGCCATAAAATCACCTCAATTATTTAATCAAAACATCAACATACTGCCCATGAACTCTAATGACTTTAAATCTACCATTCTCATTATCAACAACTGCACATCCAGATGTATCTGCTAAAACATAATCTCCTACCTTTGGATTTTCTCCATCTGCAAGTTTTACTGTTGCAACTCCTAAAACTATAACATCCGCAATAGCCCCCTTAACTAAAGGAGCTGCTCTTGGCAACACAACTCCATCAATGCCTGTAGAGTTACCAACTACTAAGCCAGTATCAGTAATTTTAACAAAAGTATATGGCTCTAATTCAGTAGCCGCAATTGGTAATGAAACAACCTCTGCCATTGTCTCACCTTACAAGTCAATTATAACCCCATTCTCATAAACATCTGGTTTTCCTTTTCCTGATGGAGGTTTTGAAGCACTTATTTCAGATGAGTTTAACTGCTTCTTAACGATAGTTTTCAATAAAGCTTCTATGTTGTTTAGCTTTTCACAAATCTCAGATGCGTTGATTTCCTTAACTTCTTTTGTCTCATTTTGCTCTTTTTTCACTTCCTTTATAGATGCGAGAAGTTCAGGCAATTGTTTTTTTAACGCAGATGCCATAATCTCAGGCATATCTTTCTTTAAATCCTCTACAACTGCTTTTTTAACCTTCTCAATTAACTCTTGCTCTAATTTCTCAGATGCCTTAAACTCAGGAACTTCATCACTTTTCATACCCAAATCCCTCTTGTAATGTTCTCTTAAATGCTTATACACTTCTTTTCTAACATTTTCAGGAATCGTAGCACCCATAGCACCATTAACATAAGCCATTGCAGTAAAAAGCCCCTGCTTATGTAGGACCAGCTTGCCATTAACAACCGTATGGTGAGGGAACTTGTAACTGCCAAAATCTTCTTTTTTGTTAGGGTCGTAATAAGCAAAGCCAAGCTTATACTTATCCCAGTCTATCTTGTCTTTATCTCCACTTCCGTCTGAACTTGCCCATTTTCTTAAAGCTTGGATAGCTTTTGTTTTATCCCAATTCCCATCAACAACTTCCATTTTTGATTTATGAGAGGGGGAAGCAGCAACAACCTCAGCTTGGGTTCCCATTGTAGTTGGAACCTTTGGAACTGTATTAACACACAAGGCAACAGCCCTAAACATTCCAGTATCGCCACTTGGGTTGGCGTTCCATTCAATTGAAGCCCCTTTTAGTTCATCTTTAATTTGATTATATACATCATCAAAAATCTCCAATAACGCATAAAGCTCTCCTGTTTCAGGATTAACTGCTACTTGTTTAACCTCTCCAACTGCTGTATTTGAAGCATTGAAATAATTGTGGTCTATATTAACTGGCTTTCCTTTCAAAGTTGGAGCATATTGCATAATGAAGTCCTTTGTTATCTCCCTCCCGTCAATAGTTGTTGGTTCTAAAACTTTCATCCAAATCTGCATTTTAACCACCAAAATGGAAAAGAAGAGAAATTAAAGCTTCTTTAAAACAATCTTTTCTAATACTTCCAATTTACCTACCAGCTGGGCTACCTCCCATTCCAACTCCCCCAGCTTTACCCCTTAATGCTCTAATCTCCTCCTTCAACTCTTCAATTTCTTTATCTTTCTTAGCTAACTCTGCCTTCAATTCTGCAATCTTCTCACTTTGTGATTTTTCATGATAGAACTGCTCCATCTCATGTTTTCTAACTAAACCATCAACCTTATCCTTCCTTATTACCTCCTGAGCAATCTTCTCAACAAAATCACTTTTTTTAGGAACTAAGTCATCAACCGCCTCAGCTTCTTTCTTACCAAACAACGCCATAACGAACACCTTTTTGTTGTATTGATATTAGTGTGGGGCCCCACAGCCCCTACATTTATCCTTAGTTTTCTCATATTTAAGTTTTTATTTACTCAAATAAACAAAAGTATTTATATGAGTTTGAATAAAAGTAAATGAGGGGATAATATGACTGCTAAGGTAGAAACAGCAAGTATAGCAGTTTCAATTAAAGCAGAAGGAACTCTCATACCCACAACAGAGCAATTACTCGATGAACTATCAAAAGTTGTAAGTGAAGCACTAAATGGGACTTCATACCACGCCCTATCCAAAAAGACAGGTGTGAATGTCAGAACCCTTTACGCAATTAAAAACAATGAATTAGCCAATCCAAGAATTGATACTGTTTTAAAAATTCTACAAGCTTTGGGAAAAAAGCTGATTATCGTTGATAACTGGTGAAAAAATGGACAAACAAACAGTTATCGGATTTGTAGCATTGTTTTTGGTTTTGGAATTAGTTTTCTATTTAAAAGGGCTATATCAATCAATGGCATTAACTTTGGTTGTTTTTGGGATTTTCTCTTTATTGTTTTTTCTATACAACGGTATTAAAGGTAATGGTGGGATTATTTCGGCTATTTCAGATGTTCTTAAACCACCTCATCAAAGAGTTAAAAAGATTGTTGTGGGCGATTCAAAAGCATCAAACAACACAATCATTAGAATTGAAAAAGAAACTCAAAAAATACATTATAATGAGGACAATAGAAAGCATAGCAGGAATGATAATAGCTTCAAAACTTCTTCCTCCTGCGTTATCCCAATTGTTAATGATTCTAATTGAATTTTTAAAACTCTTAGGTGGTTAAAATGTCTCTTTGGAAGAAAATCCAAGAAAAAGAAAAATCTGCCGATATGGGTAATGACGTTGATAAAAGAATCCTAAGAATCATAAATACAGCTTTTGGTCTTCCAGACGATATTAAAGAGGAGGTTATTGAAGCAATAGACAAGGCAATTAAACACGGGCTTGAAAATGGAACTTTAAACTATCTAAAAGTCATAGAACTGGCTTGTGATGACTATACAAAAGAAGAAATTGCAGAGGCTTATGGACATCAACTATTAGGAGCTTATGTTGCTTATTTGATTTTGACAGGTAAGCCATTGAGGTTGAAATAATGGATTATGATGAATGGATTAGGAAATTTAAAGAGACAGTAGCTCATGAGATTGAGAAAGAACTAACTGCTGAGGTTGATGACAATATAAGAAGAGGATTTGAAAAGAAAGAACTAAAATGGAAACCTCTGAATGAAAAATACAAAAAATACAAAGAAACACATGGCTGGAACACTGAAGGATTAATGAAGCATGGGCATCTAGTAAAAGCTACTCAAAGTAGGATTAAAGTTGATAGAAAAGGGATAACTGTTAAAGTTATAAACAATATGGAATATGCCGCAGTGCATGAGTTTGGATTTTCAGGAACTGTAAATGTTAAGGAACATTATAGAAAGAAACCAAAATCTAAGAAAGGGAAAAAAGGCAAAAAGGGAATGACAAAAAAGAAAGATAAAAACGAATCTAACAAAGTTAGGGTAAAAGCTCATACAAGGAATATGAATATTCCAGCCCGACCGTTTATAAAACCAGCGTTAGAAAAAGTCCAAAAGAATCTTCCAAAAATCATAGAAAAAGCTATTAAAAAAATGTGATGGCTATGTATCTCAAAGAACTCTTTAAACTCGCAATTAAGAATAAAACATTAAACAAAGAGGCATTTATCCAACTCTGCAATAACTTAAACATTCCAATAACAAAAAGAAAGGGCTGGTTTAAACAGGCATTTTATGAGTTAGTAGAAACACTTAAAGACATTGACATTGTAGAGTTTGCTGAGAAAGTTATAGGAATTAACACCTTAGGAGAAAAACAGAAAGAGATTTTAAAAGGAATGGCTGAATACCCAACATCAATAATCTTAGCAGGAAAAGGAAGTGGAAAGGACTTCATGGTATCATTATTATTTAATTATATGTTAATGAAGGCAACACTCAAAGAGAATTTATATTCAAGAGTTAATTTTGTCAATATTGCCCCGAACATGGAATTAGCTAATAAGGTCTTCTTCAAGGAGTTTAAGCACTGGTTTAAAAAATGTTTATTATGGCAGGCAGTTGGCTTTGAAGAAGAAAAAAACACAGGTAAAGCTCCAATACGACTGACAAAAACAAGCGTTAGCATTGGAGACAACATTGAATTAGTTAGCGGACACTCACATTCAACGAGCTTTGAGGGAATGAATGTATTATGCGCAGTAATTGATGAAATTAGTGATGAAAACTTTTATAATGCTGAAAAACTATTTTACCAACTTCTTAGCAGTATAAAAACAAGATTTGGAACTGATGGAAAATTGATTGTTATAACATGGACAAGATTCCCAACACCAAACCCATTAGATGACGTTGGCTACAAACTGTTTATTGAGAACCAAAATATTGATAACGTCTTCACATTCAAAGGTAAAACATGGGAAATAAATCCATTCAGGAAAAAAGAGGACTTTGCAGATGATTACGAAAGAAACCCCATACTCGCCAAGAAAATGTATGAGTGCGAGCCACCTGACTTAGATGCTTACTTCATAGATGTTGCCAAATTAGACGCCTGCATGGTTGAATTAGTCCCTTTATTTCAGCACAGAGTAGTTTATAAAGAAGGAAAAGCAATCTTAGAGTTTAAGCAAATTAGAAGCGTTGATGTGCCTATTTTTGCCCACTTTGATTTATCCCTAAAACACGATTCAACTGCCATTGCCATTGCATACACAGAAGGGGATAAAATCATCGTCAGCGACATTATTGAGATACAGCCAACAAAAAACCACATCGTTGATTATAAAGCAGTTGAAGAGTTTATAGAGCATTTAAGAAAACATTTCACAGCTTATATTTCATTCGACCAATTTAACAGTGCCTATTTCGCCCAGAAGTTTAGCAACGCAAAAATCCTCAATTGGAGCATGCCACAACAAGTTAAGATGTGGAAGGAACTTCAAAAACTAATAGAAAGCCAGCAGATAAAAATCCAGAAAAATGAAAAATTAAGATTGCAGATTTTACAGCATCAAGTGGAAGAAAACAAAGTTAAGTATTTTGGAGAGAAAAGTCCTGACTTAGCCGATGCTTTAATCGGAGCTGTTTATGAATGCTCCATGAACATGCTAACAAGGGATTTATTTGACGACTTTGAGCTCCAGCAGTTATTAGATGATGATGAAATTATTGAATTCAAAAGCTTACTATGAGGGATAACATGAGCTTTGAATTCCTGTTATCTGATAAAGATGGCCTACTCCCTCCAATAGGCGAAGAAAATAAAGTAGTGGATTTAGCAAAGGACTATGCTGTCAATATGGCTATAAGAGTTTTATTAACTCAAATTTTTACAGAATTTTCAGTTGAAGGTAGCAACAACAAGATAAAAAATAAAGTTGCTGATTTAATTGAAGAAAAACTCGAAGACATAAAATTGGCTTTCATTGATTATTTATTAAAAGGAAAATGCATCTTATATCAACTCAATAGAATAAACCCAGATACTGCCATTGTCAGAACAAATGGAAAGGATTATTACGTTGAATACACCGCTGACATTCCTGCAGGAGAATGGTGGAATGGTGAAGTGGAAGCTAAGAAAATAGTTATAGCCCCAAAAGAAATTTGGGATAAAATTGATGCAGATGAAATTTATGACAGCAGATATTTATCAGTGTTTTACAATTCAATTCCTTCACATGAGACCGTTGAAAAAATCGTTAAGATTAAAGAACAAATACTTTATACAATCTCCCCTATGATGGTGCAGAGGGCTTTAATTCCACTTGTGATAGGTAAAAGTGACGAAAAAAAGGTCTTAGAGTATTTAAAAAAGGCATTTGCTAATTGGCAAAATCATACAAGGATTGTAGTTCCATCAACAAACGCAGTTATTGAGACAATCTCCATCGGCAAGGAAATCCCCACAGATTTAATCGAGCTTTTACTCTACCAATATGACAGCTCCATCTTTATGGCTCTGGGAACAAGTATCTCAACTGTAAAAGCATCAGGGCAAGAATTAACTACATCAAGAACAATAGACAGGAATTTATTAAGGATTGTCTTGGGCTATCAAAAAGAAGTAGAAACATGGATTTATGAGCAGTTACAAAAAATGGGATACAAAAACGTTTGGATTAAATTCAAAAATCCAGACCCAGAGTTTGACACCATGCAACTACAAAAAATACAAGCAGTTGCACAATTAAAACAAGTTGAGGCAGTAACAGGACAAGACATGAGTGCATACATTGAAAGAATATTCCCGAGCAATGAATACGAAAATGAAATAATGGCATCTACAATTGATTTAACTGAAAAAGAAGTCGAAAGATTATTGAAAAAAGCAAAACCACTAAAAGAAGGGCTTGTAGAAACAATCGATAGTGGGCTTTATTACATCACTGATGAAAAGAAACTGCAGGAGTTAGAAAAAGAACGGGAAAAACTAAGAAAAGTAATGGAATACTTAGCAAAGAAAGGAGACAAATTTGGAAAAGAGAGCATCAAAAAATTCATAAACTTTATTATGCAATATCCAAACTTCGACGACAATTTATTAAGCCAATTTGCAAGGGAGGAAGTTGATAGGTTTATAATTGATTATGTCATCCCAGCGATGAACGCTCTACATGTTTATGATGATTTACCTGCGGATATTTTAACACAATTAAAGCCAATTTGGGAGCAGGCGTTTAAAAACATCTATTCATCTTATTCCCAGCAAGTTTTAGACGTCCTAAATGATGGAATTAGAAAGGGTTACGGTGAAGAAAAACTTAAAAAAGAATTAGAAAAAGTCATTGGAAACATTAAAGGGCAAAGATTACAACAAAGGGCAAGGCAAGAACTGACAAAAACATACAACACTGCAAGAGCTGCCAGATGGTGGAATGATAAAGTTGTTTATATCACAATGAAAGATGACAGAGTCAGACCAGCTCATAGAAAACTACATGGGCTTGTTTTTGTTCCAGCAGAACATCCAGAGTTAGTTCCTCCTCTTGGCTACAACTGCCGATGCACAATAACTCCTTATAGGGGGGATTAGCATGCCAAATAACAAATTATGCAAGGTATGTAACTCCCCGCACAGGGCTGAGATAGAAGCACTGTATTTCCAGGGTTGGGGAGCTAAAAGAATATCAAAATATTTAAAGGAAAAGTATAACGAAGACATCTCATACAGTGCGATTTTAAGACACATGCAAAATCACGTAAAGCCCCAACTACTTGAAGCAATAGAAGAAGAAACTACAGAAATTTACTCAAAAATGTATAAAGAGCTTGCAAAAAATTTTGGTTTGGCATTAGAAGGTTTATTTACAATGATTAAAACAGCAAAAAAAGATTTAGAAAATCCAAAGGCAACGGCAAGAGAAAAAGAAGTCGCTGGTAGAAATTTAGTCATGGCAATAAAAGAAATGAAGGAGTTACTGCAACTTACTGAAGATAAAGAGGGGGCTGATGACATTGACCTTTAAAATTGACAATAGTTTCGGAGGGTTGCAGAGGGTTTCACTTTCATATTTTTTATCATCACTTATATTTTTATCTTTAAATTTATCAATAACTTACCGCATCAAATTTTAGTCCAGTTATGCATAACTTAAAAAACCATAGTCCTCTAAATGCTCCTTGTAGATTCTACATAAAACAGCTTAACTTCACCACTGGACTATATCAAAAAAGCCCTGTTAGGTTGTTAAATCAATGGCGCAGGGGCTGGGATTTGAACCCAGGCGGGGCATAGCCCCACTGGATCTCAAGTCCAGCGCCGTAGTCCTGGCTTGGCTACCCCTGCACAAAACAGACATATGATGAATATAATGATTTAGTATATAAATTTTACGGTCAAAATTAGATTAATGTTGAATACTCACTACAACCATTAGAAATTTTCAAGCATATTTTTAAATTCTTCTATGGCTTTATAAATATCAACATCCCCTTTCTTTTTTATTTTCTTTAAAAATTCTTTTCTCAAGTTTACAACATCTTTAATCCTATCTTTATCAAATTTACCTGATTTTATATAATTTCCTATAATCTTTCTCGTCTCTTTGTCAATTTTATCAAAAATATTATCTTCTTTATTTTTATTTTCCTCTTCAATATAGTATTCTGGGATTTCTTTACTTTTTTCAATTAATTTCTTAGTAATATTTCCAAAATCAATATCTTTTGTTGTATCTATTGTCAAAAATGGTTCATCCCATTTGTATTTTTTTCCAGGTTCATCAAACTTCTCATACATCTTTTTAATTACTTCGTTTGGTATCTTCTCCCCTCTCATAATATTTCTTTCAATTAAAACATCCAAAGGAGCTTTTAAATATATTATAGCATAATTTTTATTGTATTTTTTGGCTATATTTATCAAATCTCTCCTCATTGAATTATAATAATTTGTATCATCAACAATAACCCAATAATCTTTTAAAGCGTTATCTATTAAGCTGTAGGTAGCTTTTCTAATAAATTCTTCATACTTCTCTTTCCAAATTGGAAAACTCTCTCTAATCAAATCGCTTCCTAAAACTATAACGTCAATGTTATTTTTGCTCAAAATCTTTGCTAAATTCTTTGAAAATGTTGATTTTCCAGCTCCAGGAAGTCCTGTTAATATTATTAGCAT